AGGTGGAACAGCTGCCTCTATAGCTTCAGTAACAGAAGATAATGAATTTTGGTATGTACAGTTAGCAGGAACATGGAGTTCAACAAATCAAATTCCAGCTCCTTTATTTATTCCTATTGCTGGTACTAATGGTATTAAACCTACAAATGGTGAGGTAATAGAAGATCGAATTATTGAACCCGAAGGAGTTCCAATTAGTAGAGGAACAATTAATCCAAATACCCAAACTCGATATGGCTACGTACAAGCTGTATTAGTTGATGTAAATCCAAATACAGGTTTATTAAAACTTAGAAAACGTGGATCTGTAGAAGCAACTCCTGACCAAGTATTAGTTACACCAGCAACTAGACCTCCAAATGTAGGTCGTTATTTTATGACAGGTACTCGGTATTACTGCACTTGTCAGGATTTTACTCGTCGTCAATATGCTTATGTATCATCCTTAGGGCAAAGGTCAGGTCCAAGATTTCCAAAAACAGGAGTAGCAACATTAAAACCTGGACGTTACGAAGTTATGACTGAAGCAGGTAAAGTTGCCAACCAAGCAATGACTAATGCTTTAACTAACAGGCAATTAGAAATTGTTGCACCTACTGTTGAATATGAAATACCGCCAACTACAGCTGCAACAAGTAGTACAAAGATTGGAGCAACTAGAGATAATCCAGGTGTATTTAGCGACTTTGGTGGAGTATATCTAAGAAGTGGAGCTGATCCTTCTCTTCCAGGTGCAAGATCTGAAGGCTTACCTGACTTTGAAGACTACAAAGCAAAAGATAATGTTATTACATCTTTAACTGATAGATGGAGTCCAACATTAGATGAATTCAGATATTGTAAACATATCTATTCAATGAAATATGAAGAAGGCGTATTTCCTCCTGAACCATCCGATATACCTGTTCAAATTAGAGACATTGTTGAATGGGAGCAAAAACTTGTGGATCAAGTTGAAAAAGATCAACAAGGAGCTGCCGCAAATATAAATAGATATGGATTGGCTTATATGGATATTCCTCCTTTTAATTGTCAATCACCAATGATGATTCAAATGATGCAAAAGTTATTTAATATTCCTTCTACCTTTGTAAAACTACAAAACTTTACTATGTATGATAAAGCTGGAAGAGCTTATACACCAGCACAAGGAGGAACTCCTACAACATGACTGAACCTAAATTTGGTGATATTGTTGATACGAATTTTATTTATTCTGAAGAACAAAGAAGTGTAAGAAAATTTGGAGATAGTGAAGTACAAATTAGTGGACAGCCAGCTACTTATCACGCAGGAGATGTTGTTCATTTACCTTACAAAGCAACAGAAACTTCAACAATAGAAGCTATAGGCTTGGCATGGTCTGGTTTTGCAAATGGTGTAAGTCCTGCTGATTGAATTATTAATTGTATAGTTATATTACGCCTTTTGTTGAAAGGCTAACAAACGTCCTTATATTATTACAATGGCTACTGCTATAGAAGTCAGGGAACGAAGTTCTTTGACAGGCTGGCCTGAGTTTTGCGAGTGGGTTACATCTACAAATAATCGTCTTTATGTCGGTTGGTTTGGAGTATTAATGATCCCTTGCTTACTAACAGCAGTCACATGTTTCATAATTGCGTTTATCGCTGCACCTCCCGTAGACATTGATGGAATCAGAGAACCAGTTGCAGGATCATTCCTGTACGGAAACAACATCATATCTGGAGCAATCGTACCA